TAAGTCCATTACTACTGCTGATAATGCTATGGTTGTAGAAGGTGATGATTTTGGATTTAGTGGAACTGTTATATGAAGTATGACAAATTAGATGATGCTTTTAATATAACTTCTTCTGAAGTAGTTGTAGAGAAATCTGAATCTGTGGGTATACAAAAACCTCCCAGATTAACACAGGATGATATTACTAAAGATTATGAATATACACGAGGTAATTTATATTCCATTATTGAAAAGGGACAAGAAGCAATTAATGGAATTCTTGAACTCGCTCAAGAGAGTGAAATGCCCAGAGCATATGAAGTAGCTGGTCAGTTAATTAAGAGTGTTTCGGATGCAACTGATAAATTAATGGATTTGCAAAAGAAATTAAAAGATGTTGAAGAGGAAACAAAACAAAAAGGACCAAATACAGTTAACAACGCTCTCTTTGTAGGGTCTACAGCAGAGCTGCAAAAAATATTAAAGTCTGGACAAAAAGATAACTCTAAATAACTTAGGGAGAGAAATCCCAAAGTATTTAAGTTACTAATAGTATGTCGGACCAATTACCGTCGATAGATGACTTCATTGAGGAGTTACCACCAGTCGATGAGGTTATAAAAGAAGAGAATTTACCTTCGGTTGATGAGTTCATTGAGAAGGAAGAGGAAGATATTGTAGAAGAGACAATAGAAGAACCTGTATCAGAAGAAACGGCAGAGGATCTTACAGAAATATTGCATTTAATTAATGCAGTAAGAAGGGATATACCAAAAGTTCCTGAAATTAAATATTATGATGAAGAGTTAAAACAACTTGCTGAACAAGTTGAAGATATTAAAAATGGTATTCCGGAAGTAAAATATTATGACCATGAAGTAGAATCAATATGTGAACAGATTGATCTTGTAAGGGAAGAGATAAAAGATCTTCCAGAAGTAAAGTATTATGATGAACAAGTAACACATATTGAGGATAGGGTTGATTTACTTCGTCAGGAAGTAGTTAATTTACCTGAAGTAAAATATTATGATAAAGAGATAGAAGCAATTTGTGAAGCAATTGATAATGTAAGAGCAGAGATCCCCCAGTTTCCTAAATGGGTTAATGAAGTTAATGAGGTTCCTGATTTTTCATGGATTGGAAAAACATTTAGTGTAATTGATGAGGATTTTGTTGAAGTAGGTGATAAGATAAAGGATATGGCATCTAAATTTGATGCTGATATTCATGATCTTACAGAAAGTCTTGATATTAAAGATTTTGAAAAAAGAGTACAAATTGATGAATTAAAAGATGATATTAAAAAAACAAAAGAAAAAATATTTAAAGAGTTAAAAGAAGCTGCTATAAGGATTTGGGATCATCATACACAATTCAAAGATGATGATAGAAAGTTAAAGAAGCAAGTCCTTAGCAAGCTTAATGAAACAAAGCAGAATATTGAGAATCAAATACTTGATTTTAATGTTAAAAATTATGAGGAGAATAAAACTCTTACAAAGTATTTTGAGGGATTAAAAGAAGAAATTACCAATCTTCCTAAAGTGAAATACTATGACGCTCCTCTTAAAGATTTGAAAAAGGATGTATCCCATTTAGAAGAAAGGAGAGAAGAACAAAGTATTAATATTGCTGAATTATATAAGATTGTTGGTGAATTAAAAGAAACTCAACAGGAATTAAAAGAAGACCTTACTGATAATCCACCAACTTACACTGATCTTGGGGTATCAAAAGATCCTCTTGCACCTTTAGATCAAAAATTTGCAACCTTAAAAGATCTTACAGAGCATTATAGATTATTTGTTAATAGAATACAAACTCAAATTGCTTCTATCGGCGGTGGGGGAGCAGTAGAGTTACAATATTTGGATGATATTGCTGGTATTGCCACTAATATTAGTGCTTATGATGGAATGTTCCTTACTGTTGATTTAAATCAACCAAGCGGTAAGAAATTTAAATTTTCTACCGTAAGTAGTGGAAGTACAGCGTGGATTCATGATAGTGTTGGTATTCATACTTTATCTAATGTAGGTATTGCTACGACCGCTAGAGCTGATAGTGCTTTATATGTTGAAGGAAATGCTACAGTCACTGGTAATTTAAATGTTAGTGGAGATCTTGAATATGATGAAGCAGTTGCAAGAAATTGGAATATTACTGGAATAGCAACAGCGGCAGAAATGCATGTTGGTGTGGATACTGGATTCTTTACTGAAGATCTAGTTGTAAATGGTGATGCTAGAATTACTGGTATTTTAACTGTTGGTAAAACTTCAGTAACGGTTGATGGTACTAATAATATAGTAAATGTTGGTGCGGGAATTACTTTAAATGCCACCACCGGCAAGATTATGGCACCAGAAATTGTAACAGTTGGAACAACTGGTGCATTTTACCCTCCTGTCCTAAATACTACACAGAGGGATGCTCTTACTGTAACTCAAGGTGCAATGATCTTTAATAGTACTGATGGCAAATTACAAGTATATAATGGATCTTCTTGGCAGACTCTACCAGGTATGACTCTTGGTCTTACTGTAGCATTGGATGGTTAATTATGAAACCATTTAAAGAATTTTTAAATGAAGCTGAGCCTACAATGAGCGCTAATGTTGCTGGAGAACCCACAGGCAATCCTCCAACCAATTCCGGTTTTGGTGCTAATGCAACCGCTTCTGGACCTGTCGCTGGGTTTGATAAATTCTTCTTTCCTAATATTAATGATGACCTTTTAGCTCAGGGATATCAAACTCCTGCAGAACCAGGTTTAAATAAGTGGAGATTTTCTAATATATATCCTGTGATGAAATTAGAATTGGATAAGGCCAGTGAGGGGCCATCTATTGACCAAATGGTAGATGCATCAAAAGAATTTGTAAACATCGAAGCAGAAAGGACGGCTAGGGCAATGAGAAGAACTTATCAGCAATTTCAGGGATTGAGAGAAGATCATATGCATAAGACCTGTCCGGCAGGATCCTATTATTGTTATCAAGATAAGAAGTGTAAAAAAATCCCTCAAGGATATCATATAGGTTCTAGGGGATGGTTAGAAAAAGATGAAGATGAGGGGGAAAAGAAAAATGGGTCCAATAACGGGAATGGAAATGGAAATGGCCATTCTAGCAATGGTAACGGTGGGAATGGCAACGGTAATGGTGGCGGTGTTAGTGAAGGAGTAAGATCTCTTTCACTTAATCTTGAAGTGCCTCAAACGCAGACAGAATTTAATTTGGGTTTGATGTTTAGGGAAAGTTTGGATTATGATAGTGGGATGCTTTTTATTTTTGATGAAATTAGTCAAAAATCTTTTCATATGAAGGATACAAGAATTTCTTTGGATATTGCATTTATTAAAGAAGATGGTATAATTGAGAGTATAAAAGAGTTAGATCCCTATACATTACAACCAGTTTATTCTGATGGTGATGTTCTTTATGCTTTGGAAGTTAATAGAGGATGGTTTGAAGAAAATAGTGTATTTGAAGGAGATCAGATTTTAACACTTAAGAAATAATAAATAGAAGGGTAGATAATACTATTATAATGAAAAGTGTATCAATTGAAGATGCTAAGGGTAATCCTTTTTTAGAAGTTATTGATGTAATAACTCCAGAACCTCTTAAGCCTTCAAAAGTAATTGAAGCAACACGTTTGCCTAATTATCAGAAAGTAGGAAATATAATATCCATCCAATTGGCTTGGAGGGGCAGAAACTATATGGTACAAATGTTTTTCCCACAAGTCAAAAAACCATCTCGCAAGGAAGTACAGGATCAAGTAAGGAAAGTATATCCTGATGCTAAATTGTGGGGCTACCAAGTATCGGACTATGACCCAGGGGAACCACTCCTCCAGATTGGAGGACAACGATAAAGAGATCGAAGAATTAAGAAAGAAAGCAGAGAATTTACAAAAACTATTAGATATGACAAGAAAAACTCTCGAACACGACAAAAAACATTTATTTGGAGAAATGATGTAGGAAATTATTATGGCTATTGATGACATCTATCTAGGCAATCCGAATTTAAAAAAAGCGAATACTGCTATTAACTTTACTCAAGACCAAATTCTTGAGTTTATGGCATGTAGAGAGGATCCAGTTTATTTTGCAGAACAGCATGTAAAAATTGTTACTCTGGATCATGGTTTAATGCCTTTTGAACCCTATACTTTTCAAAAGAAATTAATATCAAATTTTCACGATAATAGATTTAACATTTGTAAGATGCCACGTCAGACGGGTAAGTCTACAACTGTTATATCTTATTTGTTGCATTATTTACTTTTTAATGATAGTGTAAATATTGGTATACTAGCAAACAAAGCAGCAACTGCTAGGGAGCTCCTGGGGCGTTTACAGACTGCCTATGAGAATATTCCTAAATGGATGCAGCAGGGTGTGTTATCATGGAACAGAGGTTCATTGGAGTTAGAGAATGGCAGTAAGATATTGGCAGCTTCTACATCTGCGAGTGCTGTCCGAGGTATGTCGTTTAACATCCTCTTCCTCGATGAATTTGCATTCGTTCCGAACCATATTGCAGACTCATTCTTTAGTTCCGTTTATCCTACTATTACTTCTGGTAAGAGCACAAAAGTCATCATTGTCTCAACGCCTCATGGAATGAATCATTTTTACCGTTTATGGCATGATGCAGAACGGCAAAAAAATGAGTATATCCCTACAGATGTTCATTGGTCGGAAGTACCAGGAAGAGATGATAAGTGGCGTCAACAAACTATTGCTAATACATCAGAGCAGCAATTTAAAGTTGAGTTTGAATGTGAATTTTTAGGATCAGTTGATACTCTTATTGCTCCCAGTAAGTTAAGAACATTAGTATATGAGAATCCTCTAAAAAGAAATGCTGGTTTAGATGTATATGAAGATCCTTTAAAGGGACATGATTATGTTTGTACAGTGGATGTAGCACGAGGAGTAGTAAAAGATTACTCTGCTTTTGTAATTGTTGATATAACAGAATTTCCTCATAGAGTAATTGCGAAATATAGAAATAATGAAATAAAACCTATGCTATTTCCTAGTGTCATTTATGAAGTAGCAAAGAGTTATAATGATGCTTTTATTCTTTGTGAGGTAAATGATGTGGGGGATCAGGTAGCATCAATTTTAAATTATGATATGGAGTATCCCAATTTGCTTATGGCCTCCATGAGGGGCAGAGCAGGGCAAGTGGTGGGTCAGGGTTTTTCTGGAAAGAAAACTCAATTAGGAGTTAAAATGTCCAAAACAGTTAAGAAGGTAGGATCTCTTAATCTTAAAACATTAATTGAAACAGATAAGCTTATATTCAATGATTATGAGATTATGAGTGAATTGACTACTTTTATTCAAAAAAATAATTCATTTGAAGCAGAAGATGGATGTAATGATGACCTTGCAATGTGTCTTGTCATATTTGCATGGTTAGTTGCTCAAGATTATTTTAAAGAACTTACAGATCAAGATGTAAGAAAAAGATTATATGAAGAACAAAAGAATCAAATTGAACAAGATATGGCACCTTTTGGTTTTGTTAGTGATGGATTAGATGATAAAAGTTTTGTCGATAAAGATGGGGATAGGTGGTTT